TTAATGTACCCATCAGGAACATTAATTTTAAGTGGCTGTTCCTGTTTTGCTATTTCCCCCTTTCGCTGTCCTTCCTGTATGAGTTGTCCTAATATCCTTTGTGTCCTTATTTTTTGTTCGGCAATCATATTTTGAAGTTCAGCATCTTTCTTTTCAGCCTTCGCCCAAAGTTCAATAGCTTTAACTTTATTCAAATATTCGACTCCAGTTTCAACATCTTTAATTTGCTGAAGTTGTTGTTTCGCATTATCCCGAAGTGCTAATACATCCATCATTAAAAAATTAAGCCGGTACCACTAACAAATCCACCAATAAGTTGCGACACTTAGGATTGGTGAAAGATGAAGCGGTGACCGGCTGTATTGTTAAAAAAGATAATTCTTGTTTCATGTCGCAACTATTAAGTAACAAAGTAATAATTAATATTTCACAATTCAAAATCTTTGGGGAGAATTAATTTAACAAAGATTGATATTTTTCAGTTTCATCGGCAAAGAACCACTGATAACCACCGGCTTTTTTCCTGATATAATACCTTTCAACCCTGTTATTTTTTTGCAATTTCTGATGAATAATAGCATTAATATTTCTGCAACTAATTTTTACTCCTTTAGATTTTAATATTCTGGCGGCATTTGTGGCACTATCAAATGGATATAATTTACCTTCTTTTATTCCAACTACCGGAATCCTGTTTGACCCTGCCAAATCGTGATTGCCTCGTTTCCGACCTATTTCAAGGCATTTCACAACCTTCTTAATCTTTCTACCGTCCATCCAGTCTTTCATCGGAACGCCTTTATTAAATGGTCTATGTCCCTTTGGAAACCAGTTATTCCTTCTCTTTGGCGGTGCAGATATATTTAGTTCGTAGTTTTCCATCATTCTGGTATTAACTCCATTTCTCGTTCCCCACATTTACAAACCAGATTAGTCACAGAACACTTGCTTTTTACTCTGCAATCAGTCATATCCTGCCAGACTTTAGTCTCGTGATCTTTGCCATGCTGACATTCTTTGCAGTATAAAGCCTTACCAGTGTTATTACATTTTACGTTTGGCATAATTACAACTATTGCGGTTATTTTAAATACTCATCAATAATAAACTTAGCCTGATCAAATCCTATCGCAAAAGCTGTTTGATAACCTTTGCTTTTAAGTTTAAGTAAACAATATAATTGCTCTTTAATATGGTCATCCACGGGATCGCCATTTTTCTTATATAGTTTTTCGCCCTCTTTTTTCAGTTCGATAAATAGTCCGTGATAACCATTTCGGGGTTCATAAATCGCTATGTCAGGAAATCCCCGGTTTGATCGGAGTGTTTTCAATTGGACTGCCTGTCCTATTGTGAGTTTCATTGAACCTGCTAAATCAGAGTTAAATAATACATTCGGATATTGAAGTCTTAAATATTGACAGACTTGTTTATGTAAAGTTTTTTCAGTCATCGTTTCATTTTCGGTTTACTAATATCAATATATCTCATAATCCTGTCTTTGCGGTTGCGCCAGGAACGGCGGAAGAGTTTAAAGAGAAAGCGGATCATTTCTTTAATTTCTTTTTGTTGGTAGTTTTTTCAATAAACTCTTCATTTCCTGCCATCTGGCTCCATATTTCTGTTTTTTCTGATTCTGAAATATCCCTGAGATAACAGAGTTTTAGTTTTTTATCAATATAAGTGAAGAAATAAAAACGACCTTTGAATGCAATTCTGAATGTATATTTTTCATCAAGTTGCATATCCTTTAAACCTCTTTTAACTTCTGCTGCCAATGATTTTGCGTTTGAGATTACAAAATCATATGCTTCCTCCGCGCTTTTTTGAAGTTTTTTAGCATTGTTTAGATTTATCTCTGCATCAGATAATTGTTTTTCATAAACCGGAACTGAATTTTCCATGACTTCAGAATATTCTTTTCGAAGTTCTGTTTTCTCTTTTGCATCCATATGCCGTGATACTGTGATACCGCTATTTATTGCAGTAAAATTATTACCGATAAATTTGATTGCTTCATCAGCATTATTAAATTCACCAAGAACATCTGGCATATCGCTGCCATCGTTTGAAACATTAAATTCAATGTTTTCAGGTCTGTAAAATTGATTTTCCATTTTGTTTGATTTTAAGGTTTAATAATTATTTTTTATCTAATCTAATTTTGATTTAAAATGCGTTATTAACTTCTCCATTTGTGCCTGGTAGAAATCATTGAAGACTTTATATCCTTCTGACTTTTGTTCCCAAATACGATAAAATACAGCCCTTAGTCGTACTCCTGCCGGTTTGCCCGAATCTTCGAACTCTACTTTTAACTTATCAATTTCCTCAAGTTCATGCGTAGCAAAAGGATCAGGTTTAAATGCCAGGTATCCTACCTTATGAAGCCCGTAATGAATGTTTGCCATCATTTCAGGCGAAAGCTCATTTGTGCCGAAAGAAAGCCTGAGAGTCATGTCAGACAATGACCTGTAACTCTCAAGCTGCGCCGGTAATTGAAAAGTAGTCATTTGAATATATTGTCTAAATCTTCATTCTCATTAATCGGTTGCGGTGCGACCGGCTGTTCTTTCTGCTTATAAGTCCTGCCGTTACCCAGGTAAATCTTATCTTTGCCTTTTTCGACCCGCTGTTCAATCGAAATATCATTGCCATATTTGTCAACCTGATCATTGACCCAGATAGTCAGGTTCAGATAATGACCTTTCGTTCCTTCAATTAAAAGGCTCTGATCAACTTTTTTCAAGTTGATGGATGCTGTGATTAGTTTATTCATTGTTTAATCCTTTCTATCATTTGTTTAACTTCTTGAATTGACTCGTTTAATTGCGATTTAAGACGTTCAAGTATTAGCTCGTCTCTTTCTACCCGGATAAGTATTTGCTTTAAATTGGGATGGGAATAGGGCATATAGTCAATAAAATCCCAACCAGTACAGAGTAACTGTCCATGAATCTGCCAAAAATAATCTTTTGGAAGTTTATCTGTTTCAAGATATTCATTATAAACCTGAAATGAGGGACATTTAAATTCACAGCCGCCGTTTAATCCAATTATTTTTCGATCTGGACTGGCTCCGGTGAACTCATCATATTCATAAAACCCACATGGTTCACAGGTATTGAATGAGAATAACTCATAATTTTCTACTGCAAATGGTTCTTTCTCATGTCCCCGTTGCATCCATTTGTTATTATACTGTTCTTCACTTTCACCAGTGACACGTTCATAAGCAACCTTAATAATTGCTTTCTTATATCCGGCAGTTGTTTTAGCCATAAACAAGTCTGAAAAAGTAGATGCGGTAAATTTACCAAGTCGTAAAGCATCCCACTCCTCCCCGTTCTGTTCAATTGCATGATGAATTATCATAATACTGCCTGTTTTAGGTTTTCTTCATCAGTTGCGGAAAGTTCATATTTCGCTTTTACCTGGTCAATCGTTCCAGTTCCTTTCAGAAACTCGATAGCCTTCGGCCATGCCTGAGATTTAGGCGTTAATTTAGGCTTATTCATTAGAGGTTGTGAAGGCCTGATACGTAAACCCTCAGTAACCTCACCAAAAGCCTTAATATCATCTTTGACATAGATTTGAACCGGGATATTATTCCAGTCATTAATGAATACTGAACCTGCAAACTTCTTAATCAGTTTACAATTAGTTGCGTTCAGTATCATTGGTTTCAAAGTTGCATCTGTGAATATTGCAACATTGCGATCTTGTTCTTTACCGTCCGGGCCTATGACTGATTTTACTGAAACAGATTTTATAACTGCTTTCAAATCCTTTCCGTCCTCAAGATCACATGACCCAAGATAGTCAGAAAGAAATACTTTTCTCCAGTGAATTTTTTCGATTTTGTCCATAATGTTAATTTTAAGGGTTTAGTTTTCTTCTTTATTCGATTGATAGGTATTCTCCCATTCACTTATTTCGAGTTCTTCCAGTTCTTCGTCTGAAATATCTCGTCCGCCATTGGGATTGTCCGGGTCATCAGGGTGTCCGTAAAACTTTCCCATAATCTATTTCTTTAGAAGTTGCACCTTTTTCATATATAAAGTAATACTTCTTGACGTTAAATGACCTAATACATCTTCTGTTATACCAGAATTATAACAAAGTGATCCATCTTTGACAATAGCTAATTCATAAGGATGCGAGTCATCAGTATAGTAGATGTGTAACCCTGTAACCACAGACACTCCATAACCATTCTCAAAATCCATAGTTGCATGTTCTCCATAACCATTTTCATGGGGTTCAAATTCCAAATCTTTAAATGTTTTCATAGTTATTTTATTTTAAATTTCAAAATTTTCAGCCATTTCTACTATCTCAGCGATATTGTTAGAAATTGACTCACCGGTTATCTTCTCATACATCTGTCTCGTGTGAAACATACAGATTCTTATTTTATCCGTATCAGATATTTCCTGACAGAGGGGACATTGACTATCGTGATTCATTGACTGGTAATTTTTGATATTGGCTATTTAGTTTATCTACACATTTGAAGTTGATCTTTCCTTCTTTTTTCAGTTCCCTGCATTTACGCATAACAGTATCAGCATAGACCTCCGGTCTACCGATACGCCTTGCAACTAATTTGACTAAATGAATTGCAAAGAATCTG